AACTCAGCATTGAGAAGTTTTGGAGTTGCGAGTCTCATTTAAGATCTATTGGACCGGTTTTTAGGTCTGCTGTCCTGTCACATGACAGCGTTGGCTCTATACTTTATAGAGCCCGCGTAAAGATACAGCAGATTCTAGGACCGATCTCCCATAGTTTCAAGATTGATTCTTGCGACTTTGGGCCAGGGGCTAGTACATCAGTCCCTGCTCATAAAGCACATCCGTCGAACAAGTTATGCTCGTCTGATGTTACTTCGGGCTGCCTCCCATTTGTAAAGTGGTTTTTCCACGATGCAAAGTTCGAGGTTCCGGATCTTAAGATTCGGGAATCCAGCCGGATCACGGTTGTGCCGAAGAACTATAGAATAGATCGTGTTATCGCTATTGAGCCAGACTGGAATATTTTCTTCCAGAAAGGTATTGGTAGCGCTATCAGATCCAGATTAAGGACCTTTGGTTTAGATCTCGACCACGCTGCTTCCCGTCATGGGGAGCTAGCTAGGAAGGGATCAATCGACGGTTCTATATCTACTATAGATCTCAGTTCGGCCAGCGACTCGATATCCACGTCTCTGGTTAGATTTCTTTTGCCAGATGATTGGTTCTACACTCTCAATTCATTACGAACCGATTGTGTAGAAGTAGAAGGAAAGGATCACCACCTATTGAAATTTTCCTCAATGGGTAATGGCTTCACCTTCGAACTCGAATCGTTGATCTTCTATGCGATATCTCTATCACTAGAAGAAACCGCTGAAGAGTCTGTTAGCGTCTTTGGTGATGATATCATTGTGCCTACAAGGCTTGCTGATACTCTAATCAAAGTGCTGACAGTGTGTGGATTTCGGATTAATCCGAAAAAGAGTTTCTCGTCTGGGTATTTCCGTGAGTCTTGCGGATACCACTTCTTTAAAGGACGGGATGTTAAACCTGTCTATTTAAAGGATGATTTACGCAATGACTTCGAGAAATTCAAATGGTGCAACTCAATCCGCACTTCTTCGTACCGCTTCTACGGCGATCGTTATGATCGTACTCCTATGCTTCGCGCTTATCGTACTTGTAAGCACCTTATCCGTCGGGTATATTATATACCTGAAGGGTATGGCGACGGCGGTCTCGTCAGTTCCTTCGACGAGGCAACCCCTGGTACAGTTAGGCGAAAAGGCCGTAACATTCGTAGATACTCAAATTGTATCGAAGGATACAAAGTAAGGTGTCTACTACCTGTTACTGTTGAGTCAGAAAACGACTCTCATTGGATGCTTATGCACAAACTGAGATATTACTCCAGGCTTCGGTTCTCGAGCCTTGAATATAATATCTTCGGTTCCGGAAATGAGGTTATGCCTCAAACCGGGAACACGTTCTCCACCCGCACTAGGGTAGTGCGGATGAGAATTGGTTTTATGCATGTGCCGAAGTGGGTAGATCCAGAAGTAGTCTAAGACTCTTCCGTTACCACCCTGTGGTTG